TATTCGTGGTGCGCGCCTGCACCGGCCCGGCGATCTGTGTCGCTCGGGCGTATTCCGCCTGCGCTTCCGCCGCGGTGATCCCGTGCTTATTCCCGATGGCTTCCCAGTCGGTCTGCCCGTCCTTCTGGAACTCGAAAGTATCCTTGTCGCGAATCTCCTTCTGCCGCGGCGTGCGGCGAATCTCGGCATCGCGCGCAACCTTTGCGTAATCGCCAGCGGGGCGATCCTCGCCCGTGAGCACTTGGCGCACGTTGATGCTGAACCTCTCCGGGTCTTTGATCAGCGCCTCGCCGCTCTCCTTCATCTTCGCGAGCTTTTCGCCGATGCTCATGAACGCATCGTTCTCCGACGGGCTCAACACCTGGTCCAGCGACTTTCCGTCTCTCATCGCCTGCATCCCGCGCTTCACGATGTCGGTCGCCTCCGCTGTTCCAATGTCCTTGATTTTTAGGTGAAGCCCCGAAAGGAGCGCGCCGATGCCTGCCATTTCGAGCACCGATCCAACCGTTGGAGCCTGCACGCCCTCCTTCTCTCCACCGAGCGCACCGCCGATCTGATCTACCATCCAATCGAAGCCAGGGCGGATCGTCGTCTCGAAGATTGCGCCGCCGACCGCTCCAGTGCCGGCGGTCTTGCCGAGGTAGCCCGCTGCGGCCTTTGCGCCGGATGCGCCGGCCCCGGTTGCTTCCGCCGCCGCCACGCCTGCGGCCTTGCTGAGATTCATCGCCGACTTGATCGCCGCTGGCCCCATGCCTGCGAAGTTGCCAAGCTGCGCTGCGCCGGGTTGCAGCTTGATGGCGGCCTGAATGCTCGCCATGTCGTCGCTGTATTCCGCCGCCTTCTCGCTAAGTGCGTCGAGCGCCTTGTTTGCGCCGAACATGCCCGCAAGGAACGCTACGCCGTGAGCCAGCATCGGAACCACTACCGCGCCGACGCCGCCCAGTGCCGCGCCGCCGGCAGCAAGTTCAGGGTCGAATGGCGCAACCAGCGCGGATGCCGCCATGCCCGCCTGCAACGCGGTGTAGGACTTCACGCCACTCGCGATGAATGCCTTGAGCTTCTGATTCCCTCCCGCCTGCTTTATGAGTTCCTGATACTTGGCGTCCGCGGTGCGTGCGGCTTCGAGCACTTCTGGCGCGGGCGGGGCGATCAGCCCGTCCTGCGCGGCGGCGGTCAGTCCCTCCTCATACTTTCCGTCGATCGGCTTCGGTTTTCCTCCCTCGATGGCATACGGCTTCTGCCCGGCCACTGCCTGCTTGTAAGCCTGCGCGGTTGCGGGATGCACTCCGGCGGACTGCGCGATCTGTTCGTTCTGCGCGGAATCCTCTGGCGTGTCGCCGTATTGCTGCCGCGGCTGCGAAATATCGATCCCCTGCGCTTTCAGAATCTCGGTCTCGTGATCGAGCTTCGTCTGCTCGATCATCATCCGCTGCGCGCGCACGGCTTCCGCCTGCTGCCGGATTCCGTCGAGCGTCTGTGCGTGCGCGTGGCCCTTGGCCGCGGCGCGGAGTGCGGCGGTGCGGGACAGGTCGAGTGCCTGCTGCGCCTTCAGTGCCTCCGGTGTGTAGCCGCCCATCCCGAAGTATTCCTTCGCGTTCGCCGTCGTGTCGTTCTTCTTCAGGTCGTCGAACTGGCTGTTGATGCCGGCCACGAGGCTGTCGTAGTCGAGCGGATCGCCGGTCACGGAATTTGTGTCGGCTACGCTGAGCTGCTTCAACTGCGAGCGCACGTCCTTGATGGCGTCACGGTGGAATTTCTCGTCGTATTCAGTGAGCGTGAGCTTGCGGCCGAGCGCGGCGCTGGCTTTGGAAAGGTTTGCGTCCTGCCGCGCAAATTCCGCCTTCTGCGCGGTCTGCGCGTCCGTTCCCACCCATCGCCACGGGAGACCGGGCGCGATCTTGTATTGGTGCCCCGTCTTCGGGTCGGTGGTGGTTTCCAGCCCCTCAAACGGATCTTTCAGCACGGGCGATCCGCCAGCCACGTCGAAATCGATCTTCTTCGGCGAGCCGGTGGAGTCGTAGGCGATGTTGTGCTTCGGATCGAGCTTGCTCAGCGGCGATCCGGTGTCGTCCATGACGGGCTTCGTGTTGCCCTGCATGTCCTGGTAGCTTGGCACGCCGCGGGCGGCCCACTGCTTGCCCTTGATCGCTTGGATGCGCGCGGTGGCTCCGGCCTGCTGCGCGCTGCGGTATTGCGTGTCGGCGTAGCTTTCGCCGGGCTGTGAGGGTGTCTCGAGAATGGATCGGGCGACATCGCCCACCGCCCCCGGATCAACTGCGAGCTGTTCGTATGCGTCGAATCCCATGTGTGTGAATTAAAGTTGCGGCTTGTATTTCGCCGCGAGCATCTCGCCGCGCTTTTTGGCTTTTTCGTCCTCGCTCAGATTCGGATCCAGTCCGGCGAACGTAAGATCGCCCGCGGCTCCTGTCGCGGCCTGCTTCACCGCGCTGGTGATCGGCATCGGGGTGTTCGCAACCGATGATGTGGCTGCTTTCGCCTGCGACGCGACGCTGTTCGGGTCCGCGGTGTCTGACCCGGGCGGCTTTACCGCTTGCGCGATCATGCTGCCCCCTCGGGTATTCGTCGCCCCGGCACCCATCGCGCCAGCGGTCATCGCGAGCCCAGGGCCACCACCAAGTCCGAGGGAATCCAGCCCGATGCTCGCGTTGGTCACGGCGTCCGTGAGCGGCGTGTCTGAAAATGCCCTGCGCTCCACTTTGCCGTTTGGCATCGTGACGGACGCGGATCGCCCAGTCGTGAGTGTGGGTGAGCCTTCGGGACGAGCGTAGCCCAAGCTGCCATCCGGCATCCTCTGCGCGTTGTACGCATCCACCGGCGCTCCAGCCGCACGGGCTTGAGCCTGATTCAGTGCCGTCGGAGGCGCATTGAAAGCCACCGGGCGCGGTGCCACGGCTGCGTCGGCGTACGCCCGCGCGTCCCTTTCATACATGTCGGAATTGAACGGGTTCGCTTTGTTCCATGCCCTTAATCCTTCGACTGAAGGCTTCTGTCCGCGCTGCATTGTGCCCGCGTAGGCATCGGCCCTGTCCTGCTCATGCTTCCGATAGAACTCTCTGCGCGCATCGCTGTGGGCCTGACCATTGCGTTCATCCCTCGGAACCGAGACGAGTTGCCGCCCGGTTCCTCCGTAGCCCGCCCAGCCGTACACCACGTCGGGACGACCATCCGGCTTCGGGCCACTAAAGTCCCGGTTCAGCACACGCTGCCGCGCCGCCGTGTCATCCGGCGCGGACTGAAGCGTGTCGAGCGGTCCGGGTTGCTGCGCGCCCGATGCGGACTGCTGGACGGCGCTCGCGCGTTCGTTCATCTGATCCGGGGTCAGGTTCTTCTTCGCGATGTCCTGCACCGCGCCCTGCGCGTTTAGCGCGTCCTCCATTCCTCCGCTGGTGCGCTTTTCCATCTCAGCGGCTGTCTCGGATTGCGGCGCGAGCGGAGCCCCCGCCTGCACACCGACCGCTGGCGCATTCTGCATCACGCGGCTCTGCGGGGCGGCGGGAGCCACTGCGGGCGCGGCGGGCGCGGCCTGTCTTGCCTGCGGCGTGTACACTTCCGGCTTGAAGGCGCGCTGCGGGTTCTTCGCGTTGTATCGAGAAATGTAATCGGTCATCGCGGTGTTCCCGCTCATCTCGGGCGAGTTTTTGTAGGTGTCCCACGACGGCATCATGTTCCGCACGCTCAACTCTCCCGGCGTGCCCCGGATATGGGCGAGGAACGCGGCGCGCTCGGCGCGGGCGGCCCCCTCCATTGCCTCGCGATTCGAGGTGCGCGTGCGCCTCTTGTCTTCGGCTTCCTGCTCGGGATCTCGTCGGCCTGGATAGTGGTATGGAGGCGGCATACTCCGCGCATCCTGCATCGGATCGGCGAGGTCAAGCGGAAAAAGCACCCCGCTTGGCGTTGCGGGCTTTATTTACGCTCTCGCGCGGCGCGTATGAGACGCACCAGAACCTTGTTCGCGCGTTCGAGTTTATTGCACTGATCCTGTAATCTACCGTTCTCCGCGCTCAACTTGCTGGCATCTGGCTTTCTGTTGTTCCAACTGAAGGCTACATAATCTCCCGCGTCGCCACTCCACGACGGCCCGCGAGCCCCGCAAGCGCATACCACCGCAACGGCCTTGTATGGCTTTACCTTCACTTTTTCACTACCGCAAAACGGACAGGGGAGAAGATCGGTTTTCATGATGGATGATTCGGTCAAGCGGAAAATCAGGCGACGTGCTTCCATGTTTTGCGCAAGACGATTAGGACGATGTTCGCTTGGCTGACTCCGAACCGCGCTCCAAGTTGGCTGCTTGAGATTCCTCCTGCGGCGTAAATGGTGCGAATTTCGCGAACAGAATCATCCGTGAGCTTCGCTCCTCCGACGCGCGAGCCCCTTGCCGCGCGCAATGGGTTCATGCGCAGACCATGTGTTTCGCCTATTGGTCGCCTCCCCTTCCGCGTCATGTCCGCCATGTTGTCGGCATCCGTTCCTGTAAAAATATGCCCTGGGTTGACGCATTTTCTGTTGTCGCATTTGTGACAGCAAAGAGTGCCTTGCGGAACGTCGCCGCTTGACAGCACGAATGAAATCCGGTGCGCCCTCATGCTTTTTCGGTTCACGTAGAATACTCCGTACCCGTCTTTATCCAGCCTGCCGAGCCAACCCCAACAGGAATCGGGATCGCGTTTCTCAACCCTTGACCAGAAACGGTCAATGTATTTTTCGGAAAGATTGACCGGTGCTGTCTGTCGCGCTATCGAGAGTGAAGCATCTTGCATGGTGATTTCATGTTGGGTGTCAGGGCCGCACGCTGTTGAACGCAGTTTGCGGCCCGTCCTTTATGAGTTTCGCGCCCGGTTCGGTCAAGAAAACATTGACGACCTTTTCTTGTCCCCTCCGAAAAAAGACTTCGGCGGCACGGGCCGATAAACTCCGGCAAATTTGATCAGCAGCAGACCGATCCCGATGGCAGCGATCCAGTCGTCGTGTTTTGAAGGAGCCGCCTCTGCTTTGCCGCGATCTGTGATGATGAAGGTTCTCATCTCTGACACTGCCGGCTTGAAAGCGCACTCGAACTCCCCTTCCCGAATCGCGTCCGCGATCGATCCAACCCACATGTCCCTTGTTGAACTGTTCGTCTCAAACCCGAGCGTGGGCATCAGCTTGCCCGGGATAAAGTGATCCTGCTTCTGTCTCTGGTAAATGTTCGCACCGAAGTCGCGCAGTTTCACAAGCACATCCAGCCCATTTCCAGTTTCGGGGCACACCATACAGCCGCCGAAATAGTTGGCGAGCATTGCGGTGCGCTCCGCGACGATCGATGCGTCCCACCGACACCCGCTCGGCTCCACATGGATCGCCGCGACGACTGCGACCGGATGCAGCACGTTCTTCTCGCAAATGTAGGGTTGGCGAAGCACCACGCAGGCGTGGGCGTCTGGATTTTTCGCGCCATTGCTCTGTGATCCCTGGCATGGATCGATCGCGACGATGTAGGCACACCCGCGGATCGGTTTTTCCTTCAGCCAAAGCCATGCGTCCTCCTTCTGCGGCACGAAAATCACGTTCGCCTCGCTCCCGGTGAGGATTCCGCGCTCGGCAAGGTCGTGTTCGCGCTCGGCCATGATTTCCAGCCTCGTCACGCCGTCGTCGTCGAAGCGCGGGCGGCCTGACTGGAGGAAGCAGTCCCGATCGTTCTCCGGGTAATCCTGGTCGAAGATCGATTCATCCCCGTCGCACTCACTCGCGATCGTGTAGCGCCTCCACGCGATTTGTTCCGCGGTCCACCCGTAAAGCTGGCGTCCGCGCTTCTCCCGATAGGAGTAGGTCGTGTGAAAATGCTCCTCGTAGTGCGGCGCGCGCGGCAGCACGCCGTCGGCGAACTCGAACCACGCCGCGAAAATCTTGATCCAGCCGTTACCGAACTTCCCGGCCTTCATGTCCTCCAGCGACACGGCGCCCTGCCAGTTGTTGTAGAAGAAGCCGTTCGCGCCTTCCGCCGTGGACTCCATCGCGGCCAGCGAGCGCGGCCCTTTCGAGAGCGACGCCAGTGATGCAGTGATCACCTTCACGTCCGTCCGCGATCCAGACTTTGGGTAGCGCGCGGCCTCAGTGTACCAAATCGCCTGGCGCGTGCCCGAGATGCCGGCTTTCGGGTCGTTGGCGGTGTCATACTCCCAAAGCCCCTTCGTGCCGTCGGCGTAGGTGAAGCTCGCCTTCTTCGTGTCGTAGGCAAACTTCGAGTCCCACGGAAACTTGTCGCGGATGCTGTATTCCGTGAAAATCTGCCACACCTTCATCACGCGGCTGCTTTCGTCCCCGATGATCAGCCCGTCGGTGTGAAAGCGGCGCGCATGGTGATAGAAAAGCTCGCCGAAGAACGTGCTCGATCCCTTTTGTCGCGGCTTGAGCGCCTGCAACCGTGGCGCGATGCCGTTCTCGATGCACCACTCGTACGCCTCGTTGATTCGCATCTGGAGGATGTTCGGAACGGGCGTCACCATGTTGTGATCCTTGTCCTCGATCTCCACCATCGTCGCGAAGTGGACAATCGGGCTGCCCTGGATGAGCGCCACGGCCTCGTCGTTCGTGATCTGGCTCGTGTCCGGCGGCCGGTATTGCTGGCTGCGACGGTTCGGCCCCCGGTAGTTCACCGGCATAGACTCGATGCCGTGCCAGTTCTTGCGCAGGTAGGTCTCGATGCCCTCGCTCGGCTCCAGCTTCCCGTGCTGCGCCTCAAAAGCATCCATCGCGTCGTCGAGGCTCGTGTTCGGGATGATCTCCAAGACCTTCGCCATGAACAGCACGGCCAGCATGGGCGCGCGGCTCCGGCCCTGGTCGCAGTGGATCGTGATCGGTCGATCGTCGAGCCAGTTGTCGCGCGCGAATCGCAGGAACGCTGTGAAGCTCTGCGTCTGGAAGTAGGCTGTCGTCGCGTCAATCAGGTTCAGGTAAAGATCGCCCTGCTCCACGAAACTGAGATACCGCTTGTCCGTTGGTGACAGCTTCCCCGCCTTGGCCTGGTGGCACGTTTTGCATCCATGCACGATGCACGCTGACTTGCCGGCGGAATGAAGGCGCGGCGCATTGCACGCGGCACGGTCGCCGATGGAAAGTTTGCCGCTGATGAGTTCGCGGGTCACGGATGCTCTTCGATGAATTTTTGAATAAGCTCAGGTAGCGCGGCCCTAGCCTGCATGAGCTTGTCGAGTTGTGTGGATGAGGAATCCTGGGTCCAGCTAAATCCTACCCATTCCCGCTTTCCTTTGTGCAGGAACTCGCGACCGAGACACCAATCAGTTCCGTGATTCGTTCTTTCAAGCGTTTCATGATGAAGCAAATTAACCTCCCTTGCCTTACACAGCAAAAGCCGCGAAAGTGCTTCGCGAATGAGCGCGGCGTTAAAGATGGCGTTGTTATTCGCTTCATCGTTCAAAAGAAGCTCGGCGATTTCAACGTCGGATTTTTCTGTGAATACGGTTTTCATGTTTGGGATTAAAGTGCTGTAATTATGGTGAGTTCCCGGGTCATGAGATCGGGCGCGGTGCCTGGAACCTGTCTCGGGTTGGTTCGTAGTCGGCCTCATGTTCTCCTCCGCAGCGTCCGCAGCGAACTGGATGCAGTTTCGGCGTATCCGCACGCGGCTTCTCTGCCGTTTCAGACCAAGGGATTTCATACAAGCACCTGCATCCGCGACAGCGGACAAACTGCGTGTCGTGATTTCGGTAGTCCTCGATCATTCCGCGGACGATTTTATCCATGTAATCCCTTTCTACGGGATCTGGCTCTGATTGCACCGCAACCCCGAACCATTGCTCGTTCTCACCATCGGTCGCGGTGATGGAAAGTCGCCAACCCCATTCCAGTTTTTCAAGAACGGGTTCACCGGGTGTCATATTTTGCTTGTTCATAAGTTCAGAGTCCGATTGCGATCCAGAGATAGGAGCGCCACAGTCGGCGTAGATAGTGCGCGGAGTCAGGATGCTCGAAGCCGTGGAGCTTCAGCCAGCCGAGCGCGATCGTGCTCGCTTCCCACTCCATGAGCATCACTGCGGCCACGCGCCCGAGTGCCACGCACGCCGCGAAGATCGCCACCGGCCACGGATGCCACTTCATCGCCACCGCCGCGAGCGTCGCGGAAAAAAGCCCGAGCGGAACAAGCGGAGACTGCACCGGCCACGATTGCCACACGCGGAAGCTGATCCCGTGAAGCCGGACGTGCTGAACCGCGTGCGCGGCCTCGTGCGCGGCGCAAGCAAGGGCGCGCATGTCCTCTCCGCGCGCCGTGCGCGGGCTCAGATGCACATGCCGGATGCGCGGCTCATACCAGTCACACGTTCCGACCCCGGCGGTGACTCCGGGCAGAAGGCGAATCATGCGCTGCGCGATTTTGAGTCCGGTCATGGTTCGGATTTTTCCGGCGGCGGCGTCCATCCGAGCGCGACGAGCGCGGCACGGATCGCTCGGTCCTCAGTGTCGAGAAACTTGCGCGTCAGCGTGACTGAAAAGCCTGCCGTAGCACCAACGCTGTTCTCGATGTCGAGCGTGATCGTTTTCCCGGCGATGGATGGCGTGACTTTGAAAAGAACGCGGCTTCCTTGCTTTGCGTCGGTTACGCCATGCAGCTCCACTGTTGGCACTGGCTCGTTCCGGGGCGCGGATTCAGCGTGGTGAGTCGCGTCCATGTCAGTTGTCCCAATTCAGCCGGCGCGTGCTCGGCGCTTCGACCATCTCCCAGCGCACGGAAACGATCTTGCCGTCCTGCTTCGCGATGAGCGCGCGATACTCGGGAATCTCATCGCCCTTCTCCAACGCGGCAAACTGCTCGCACAGCGCCACGTAATGAATAATGCCGTCGCGCGTCACGGCCTCGAGCACGACGATCCCGCTCATCACCGCGCGCGCATCCTCCACGCTCGAGTTGATGACTTCGACCGAGGCGACAAATCGCCCCAGCTTCCGCGCTTCGTCGTGGTTCTGGCCCTCTGTTTCAATCGGTTGGAGTCGGTTCATGGTTCGGATTTCAAAATTCACTCCCCGGCGGAGGCTGCGGCAACGGCGCGGGCTTCGGCGCTTCAATCTCGATCGCCTGCGCCTGCTTTGGCTGGCTCGTCGGACTCAGCCGGCGCACCACGTCCGCAATCGCCGCCGGATCCGTGATGACAATGTTGGTCGTGGTCCCGGCCTCCTTCGGCTGCTCCGGCTTGAACTCCTCCCGCATCCCTTTCAGCAGAACTTCCATGAGCTTGTCCGAATACTCCCGCTCGTAGCCCACCAGGTTCCCAAGTTGGAACACCGGCTTCACCACCCCGTGCACGGCCCGGTTGTAGGCCGACGCGAGCAGCGTGTCCTTCGCGTCACTCGTCGCTTCCCGCTCCAAATCCGAAAACCCAGGCACGCGCCGCCAATATGCCAGCTTCACGCCACTGACACCCGCCGCCTTCCGCGCCATCGCAGGCGCCGGGCACGCACGCAACGCCCCGAGATACTTCATGATCTCCGGCGGCAGCCGGCGCAGCAACGCCGCCGACTTGCTCCGCGGCTCCTTCGGCTCCGCCACCGGATGCAACTCCACTTCCTCATCCACCTCGCCCGGCATCAGCGGTTCCGTTTCCATCGGCTCCGGCTCCCGCGTTTTCTGCACCATGTCGTCAATCCAAGACTGCCCGGGCACTTCCGGCGGCGGCTCCACGTTCGCGTATTCGTCCTCCTCGCGCTGCCTCGATCGCGGGCGTCCGCTCATGCGTTCCCCTTTGCGGCTTCGTCGAGTTCGGTAAGGAGTGCGTCCCGCTCGGATTTGAAATCCATCGCAATCCGCGCCTGGTGCTCCATCTCCTGCTGACAGCGCCCCGCCCACTCGCGGATTTTCTCCCGCTCGGCGCGGGCTGCGTTGCGCTCGCGCTCCAGCCGCTCGCAGAAGGCCACGATTTGCGCGTCCTCGGGCACATTGTCCGTGAACATTGCGTCCGTCTCAGGTGTGGGCGCGGGCATATTCATTCCTTCACAGCCTCCACTCGGCACGCGAAAAACGCCCCGATCGTGCTTTTTTTCCCACGGCGAACAATCGCCTTCTTCCCGCACCTCGGGCACTCAAACCGAAACGCCCGATACTCGTGCATCACCCTCGCCACACGGTCGCTCGCGATCATCGAGTAGTTGCACCGCTCCGTCGGGCACTTGATCTCAGGGTTCGTCGGCGACGGCGGCACCACCGGCAACGTCCCCTTGTCCAGCCCCTTTGGCGTCCCCTGAAAGCACTTCCGATACCGCCAAATCTGGTTGAACGGCACCCCTCTGTGCATCTTCTTCTTCCGCGCTTCCCACCCTTTTTTCCCCATCTCAGACATGTGCGCCTTCGAGTGCGACTTTCCACCCTTCACGCGCCACTCGCGCGCACGCTGAACGTGGTCCGCAATCAGCGGCACTTTCACGGTCTGAGGCTCAGGCTTTGGCTCGGGCATGGCTCGGTTGTCCGCAAATTAACGGCTTTCGTCAAGCTGTTTTTATGGCGGAAAATTCGCCTCCCCCTGTTGGGCCTTCGACACGGGCCGTTTTTCTGGAAATTTTTGGGCGAAAAAGATGAGGGAATTTCGCGTTCATGTTTCAGAGGAAAAGGGGGCTTCGACACGGGAGATTTTTGCGAGTGGGAGAGGGGCAGTTAAGTGAACCCGAGATCGCCCGTGGGCGGGAGCGGGCGGCATGGAACGTCTGCCCATCCGCCCCGGCTGGCACCGTGGGCCGTGGTCGCCGACGCAATCGTGAACATGCTGAGTGGGTGACTGGGTCGGATCGGGAACCGAGGCAGGCGGACGGTGTGCAGCTCGGCGGTCGAGGCCGCGGTCGTCGGTCGGTGGTTTTCGCTTTTCGGTTTCAATTTGATTTTTTGTCTATTGTGGGATGTTATCACTTTTGCTAAGTTGCTGATTCCGAGACACTTACGGCATTCGCTCTAATTTCCATAACTTCCGGCGGTCTTTTCGTTATGGTAATTACAGGATTTCGGTCGCGATTCGCTCGATCACCGTATCCGGTTCGGCCGGCATCGTGGACGAGCATCGCCGTCGGCGTCAAGATCCAGATCTTCCGGTGTGACCACCCGTGACCACGCTCCGGCGCCTGGCCTTCCGCTGGCCCGATGTTCGCCGGCCATGCACGCCCGCGCCTCGCGCGCAGGCTTGGCCCCTCGTGTGGAGTTTCCGATTTCCCGATCACGGTCTGCCTGTCGTTTGTTGACCTTTTCACGCTTCTTCCGTAATAAAGGTGCGTGAATCTTCCGTGCTGTATCGCAGCTCGGGGGTCGAGGTGCGATATTGGCACCCCGTCATCGCCCCGTCATCATTTTGTTGGCGTCAACAAAAAGCCCCGAAACGCCCGATTTTGTCCATTTCGCCAAAAATACGACGCGCTGTACGCCCCGCCACGGGCTTTTGATTGACCGCCCGCTGTCCTGCCCTTGGTGGAATATCGAACGCGGCGGGCGGCGGCAAAGCTCGCGAAGGCGTGCGCGGTCTTGCAGAATCCGATCCCCTGCTTGTCCCCTCCCCGCTTTCCGGCGTGCAGGTTTTCCGCTCAAAACTTGGGGATGAAAAGCGTCTCGGTTTGAGGCTGAAACTTTGGCGGTATGATTTTTCTGGCGACACGCTGCCGGGACGTTTTTGGGGATGGTGGGGGGGGGAGTTCATCACTCCCCCTCCCCCAACCGTCCCAAAAGACCGTCCCCGGCGTGCGTCCGAATCGTCCCAAAAACGGGATGAATTTTTTAGAAACCGTCCCGTTTGCTATTTATCCCTGTTGGCGAGCCGTGGCGGGCGGTTCAAAAAAGCACGGCGGGACAGTTTTCGGGACGCTTTTTTTACCGTCCCTTGGTGTTTTTCGGGCGTTTTTGGAGCTCGAAACGGGACGGTTTTATTTCCGGTCGAGAAAACGGCCGGAAGTTTTCGGGGATGATTCTTCGTAAGTAGCGCGACTACAACAGCGACTTGCGAAGATTTACGACGTGCTGAAACGATGCCTTTTCCGCCGTTTCCACAAAACGGCAAATCCGCGTTCAGTTTGCGCGGAATTGGCCGTCTGGCTGCTGGCAAACGCGTCCGGCTTTTCGCAGCGCGAGCACGTACTTCTTCATCGTGTCGGGCTTGCCTCCGCCCGAGTGAATCGTGAAGGATTTAATGAGGTCGGCGAGCGGCCAGTCGAGCACCTTGCTCGCCGCCTTCCACCGCGCGAACACGACGAGCGCCGCGGCCAGCCGGGAGTTTTTCCGAGGGCCGCCCTTGGGTCGCGGCGGGGCCGGCTCGGTGCCTTGGCGTGCTGTGAATGAAGCGGCTCGGCGTTCCGCCATCCGCTCTTTGCGGGCCGCTTTGGAGGCGAGGCGGGCGTTGCGCGTCTGGGCCTGCGCCTTGAGCACGGCGAGGCCGTTGTCGAGGTCTGCCGTGTCGCCGGTGCCGCTCCAGAGCATCGTGCTCGGGTCGATCCGAACGAGCTTCCGGCTCCGCGCCGCGCTAAATATGCGGTTCGCCTCGATCTCGTCCACCTCGGGGAATTGCTGCCGGATCCACGCTTGGGCCGGGCTTTGGTCTGGAGTCCACGGCGCCGCGCGGTCGAGCCAGTTGGAGAGCGGAGGCATCTTGGAAAGTGCTCGGTAGATTGGGGCTCGGCGAAAAAAGGTCGCGGTGTGCTTAAACATCGGCTTCTCCCTTCTTTTTCGCCCCGTCCTTTCGCTTTTTGAGGCGCGCAAGAATGCCCTCCTCGGTGACGGGCCACTGCCCGCGCTTGCTGGCGGCGCGCTCTATGTCCCAGTAGCAGCGCGGCGGAATGTCGAGGACGGCGGCGCACTCGGCCTGGGTCAATCCAAGGCGTTTGCGCTCGGCGACGAGTTGATCGATGAATGCGACGGGTTGCGGTGGCGGTTCTGTGCTCATGTCGGTGACGCTACATGCCCCGCCTTTTTCGCGCAAGCGGATTCCGCAAATTGCAAAAAGCGATTTCCGCGAACATTGGCACGGGCTTTGCTTGGCGACTTCCGCTAACTTTTCGCCATAGGTAAAACGCGGATTCCGCGCATTGCTGGCACGGACTTTGCTTGCGAGCCTCTGAAATTATTTGCGATTTCCGCGAAATAGTAGTTGCGCGGATTCCGCGAGTGATTAATCTCCACCCCGTCCAGCAGTGCATTCCGCGCCGCTGGCGAAACAAAAAACACACACAGCCACACGATGAAAATCACACCCGCCGACTTCGCTCAACTGAAAATCGACATTGCCACTGCCGCGAAGGCGCTTGGCGTCAATATCGCCGCTGCGGATGGCGGAAAGACTGGCCTGCTCACGATGCACGGCCTGCACACGGTCGTTGATCGCAATCGCGCCTATGACGATGCGCACCCAGGCTTTGCGGGCGGCGCATGGAAGCGCGTGCTGCCATTCACCGGACGCGACTACTGCCATCTTTACAACGCTGGCCTTAACGATTCTCACATCGCGACTGCTCTGCGCCGAATCAAAGCAGAGTTGACCGTCCGCTAACACTTCACCACTCCAACCCATGAAAACCATGAACCTCACACAACTCCGCGCCGCCTTCTGGCGTGCATTCCCGGAATTCGCATCACTCAAACGCTCGCGCAAAACGCAGAACGACTATCCCACCGATGTCCGAGTGACGTGGTGCGACTTCATCGAGGCCGCGCGCTCAAATTGCGAAATCACCGACCGCGTAGCAGAACGCGCCACGCTCTAAAAGACCCCGCACAACCCGCCCCTTGCCGCGCGCAGGGGGCGGACGTGCGGGGCCATTCCCGGCACCGCTAACCAACAACCCGACAACCTACCAATGAAAACCCGATTGTACGACACATTTAACCGCTGCACCGTCAGCAATCACCGATCACTCCGCGCCGCGGTCCTCGCCGAGCGCAAATTCAGCCGCGCCGTGAAGCGCACCAACGGCCCCAACAGCTACATTCCCACGCGCATCGAGTATCTCACCGACGACCTCCAATGGATCGGGGTGCCATCCGATGAAGTGATGGATGTAAAACACCAACTCGATGCCAACTTTTGCCGCTAACCCAATGAAATCACACGACCTGAACACCCTCACGCTGTCCATCGCGAGCGCCGGCAACCTCACCTTTGCCGAGGCGCGCGCAGAACTGTCCCGCCGAGGCGCATTCGTGCGCCAGGCGAACCGCCGCCGCCGCGAGATTGACAGAATCCGCGCCGAGCAAGCCCGCGCGACAGCGGACAGGATCAGCCCCTAGAACGACACAGCAACCCAACAAAACCCGACAAAACCATGAAAAACATCACCACCACCAACGCCCCCGTTGACACGCAGACGGCGCACACGCCCGGACCGTGGAAAGTCATGCCCTGTCCGGTACATGGCGGAAGGCATCCGCTCCACGATCAGCGATGGATCGCCACCGCTGAGACACAGATTGAATTTGGAGCGACACCGGAAGACTGGCGCTGCGAAACCGGATCGCTAATTTGTGAAATGCGCGACGGCGAGCCGGCCAACGCCCGCCTCATCGCCGCGAGTCCTTGCCTGCTCTCCGCGTTGGAGCGACTGGCGAACGCCGTTGATTCCCATTGCCGCGCCATCACCACCGCAGCACTGATCGAACTGGACGACGCGGCGATCAACGCCCGCGCCGCCATCGCCATCGCGACAGGAGGTGCCAAGTGAGCGCCGCCACGCAAGCCCGCATTCCTCGCCCGCTCGATCCGGTCGAGTGCAGCGCCTACGACTACGCCGCACAAAAGTGGATCACTGGGCCGGAAGCGCGCGCTCTCCGCGCGAAGCAACTGAGCGAAACTCTCTCGATCCTCGAATCGTCAAAGGGCCGGGAATATCTGGATATGATGATGCCCCGCGCAACCGGCGGGGAATCGCTGCACCGCCCGAATCTCCATCGCGCAATCGCCGACTGCCGCGCGCAGATCGCGGAACTCTGCCGCTAGCCTCTCCGCTGCGCGCCTCGCCAAGTGTGGGGCGCGCAAGCGGGGAGGCAGTCCGCCGAACCGACAAACCACACACAAACCAAAAACATGACCACCACTGAATCATCCGCACCCATGACCCATAACGAAGCGCTCGCGAAAGCCGCAAAGTTGCTCCGCCTCGCTCAGTCCGCAAACCCCCATGAGGCCGCGCTCGCCGCGGCCAAGGCTCAAGACATCATGGACCGCTTCAAACTCTCCGGCGCCGACATCGCGCTGGACGGAAGCGAGCCCGCCGAGAACGTGATCCACTGCCCGCAGGATCCGCTTGATCGCGACGGCTCCGCCCGCTGGAAGGGCCAACTCGGAATGGTGATCGCCAAGCTGAACCAGTGCAAACTCTACGCGGGGCCTGACGGTTACTGCCTGATCGGTCGCCCGAGCGACATGAACGCCGTGCGCTACCTCTACGCATGGCTCACGAAGGAGATTGATCGCCTCGCCGCGAAAGGATGCGCGGGCTGCGGTCGAACCTACTGGAACAACTTCCGTCTCGGTGCCGTGGAAACCGTGACCGCCCGCCTCTCCGCAGCGGCCCGCGAAACGGTCGCATCGGTGAAGGTCGAAGCAGCCGCGGCCAGCACCGCCGCCGGAAACACGCTGGCGCTTGCGCTCGTCGAAAAGAGCCTCGCGACGATTGAAAAGCAGACGCAGGAGGTCGAGGACTACGGGAAGAAGGTTCTCCGCCTCCGCTCGCGCTCGCGCTCCGGCTCGCGCTTTGATAGCAACGCCCGCGCGCAGGGTCGCATCGCCGGCGGACAGATCAGCATCGGTGCCCGCGGTGCCCTCGGCTCATCGCTCCGCCTCTCCTAAAGGACGAAACGCCGAATGCCCCGCGCTGACGAGTCCATCACAAACCACACACAAAACCGACCCATGAAAACCGCGACAAAAAACGAAACATCCGCACTCATCTTTGAGGGCGCAGGCTGGGAAAAAGCACCATCCTCAGACGTTGGAAATTGCAGGATCCGCACGCGCCTTGCGAATGACGACGGCGTGATGATCTACCTTGAGATACACGGCTGCGAGCGGACGAAATACACCGCGCGCCCGTTCGATTTCACAGGCTACGTCTTGCACTGCTACGCCGCCGACTGTAACGAGTCATCTGAATGGAAAAGGCTAGAGGGAAAGCCCTTCAACTACACCGCCGCGGGCCTGCTCGCGTGGGTGAACGAAAATCTGCGCTGCTCATTTACCGCGCTGGAAGTCGTGAACGACGGAAGCGCAGCGGTCCACGAAACGGAAGGCGCGCTATGCCAGTCCACGAAGCGCGAGATCGCTTTTGCGGTCCCAGGGGAAAGCAGCATCATTGACACCGCCGACCCGGTCACGCGCCTCGGCCATTGGAGCGGGGAAAATCTCGCACAGGTTCAGATCCGATACCCCGGCGCGCAGATCGTCTTCATGGACGAATGGATTGCAGCAAAAGCCGCCAAACAGAACACCCCGGGCGAGTGGCAGGAATGCACAAAGGATCGGCATTGGGAAATGCTGGAAGTGCTCCCGCCGCGCATCCAACAGCGCGGCGCTTTCCTCGTCGGCGAGCCGATGGATCACAACGCAGGCACCGGGGAAGCGCGCTATCAAGCGCACCGCGAACTGCACGGGGAGTTTTTCGTCTATTCCCGGCCCGTCACCGTGCGCGAGTTTCGCGCGCTCATCGCCTAACCCACTCCGAACCATGAACAAGCCCCACGACACCGACCTCTGGCAGAAAGCCGCGCAGCTCGCGGAAATGCTCCAACAGCCGGGGATCTCTCCGACCGAGACGATCCTTGGATTTCTCGAAGCACTCACCCAAACCGAACCCAACACCACCACCAAATGAAAAGCCACGACCTGAACACCCTCACCCTCGCCGCGGCCTCGGCCCAAGGCATCACCTTCGCCGAAGCGCGCCGCGAACTCGGACGCCGCGGGGCCTTCGTAAGGCAGAATAACCGCCGCCGCCGGGAGATAGACCGCATCCGCGCGGAACAGGCCCGCGCGCTCGCCGATCGGATCAGCCCGTAGCACTGAACCGCGCCCGTCCAAAGCCCGCGCTCCTCGTCATGAGGGCGCGGGCTTTTTCGTGCTCACTCCCGCCGGACGATCAGGCCCATCTTCACGTAATGATCCAGCTCGGCCTTGTATTCCAGCGCCTTCATTGCGTTATGCTCACGCTCGGCTCCGTAGATCGCCAGTCGGCGCCGCGCCTCGTCCAGCTCGGCCTCCAACTCGCGCGCCAGCTTCACCCACTCCTCGGGTGCGTTGCCGAGTGCGACGCCCACCTGCCCATCCCGCCGGCGGATCCGCTCGAGCAATTCCGATGTGCGCGGGTGCGCGCTCACTGCTTCGCCTCCGAGAAGGTGAAGTCTATCGAGAAGTCCACGCCCTCGCCCGCCTTCTCCGTCACCGCAAAGCCGCGCAGCCGGACGAGCCGCGCCAGCTCGCGCGCGTCGTCGAGCGTGATCTTGTCGGTGCCAGCAAAGCAGCCTGGCAGCGCGTCGAGCACGATGTAGCCGCCCCTCCAATCGGTGCCGGTTACCGCGGTGACGTGCTTGTCGGTCGCGTTTTTGAAGGTGATCACGGCTCGATCCTCCCGTCTTGGATGATCACCGTACACTCGTCACCCTTGGAAACGCGCTCGATCCACACCTGAGCCTCCGCGCTCTCCGCCATTTCGCGCATCATGGCGAGGCTGGCAGGGTCGATGAGACTGCCATCGCGCACAAGCAGCACGCGCAGCCGGGGATTGCTCGCCAGCCCGATGCCCACGGACACGCGCAGTTGCTCCGCGCTCGAGGCCTGCGCGAACGGAAGCCCGTTGAACAGGATCCCATCGTCACCGAGCGCCAGCCCCTGCACCGGATACTTCGCGCCGTCCAGCTTCGCCCGCTTCTTTGCGTCAATTTCCGCCAGCTTCGCCGTCAGCTCCTCGGCCTTGTCGCGCAGTGCGGTCAGCGCCGCGTTCGCCTCCTCTGCCTGCTGGTTCTCGCGCAGCTTTTGATTCAGCGCGCCCACCTGGTCCAGCTTCGCCGTCAGCGCCGCCGTGTCGGTCTCCTGCATCTCCGCGGCCTTGATCCGCATCTCGCTCAGATCGCTTGCGAGCAGCTTTTCGCCCCGTTCCATGTCGGCGAGCCGCGTTTTTTCCGCGTTGAGCGCGGCATCCATCCGGGCGATCTCCTCCTTCTGCTTCGCGATCCGCTCGGTCTGCGAGACGTGCTCGCTCGCCTTTTCTCTGCCGGCCGCAATGAAAGCAGTGCGCGCCGCGTTCGCTGCGTTCGCCGCCTTCAATTCCTCGGTGATCGCCGCCGCGCTCACCGGCTCCGCGGGTGCGTCGTCATGGTGCGGCATCCCGGCGATCAGCGCCTCCTTGTCCTTCACTGCACGATTGACGCCCGTGCGCTCCTCAAACGTCGCCGCGCGCGCTGAGTCGAGCAGTGCCGTGGAGATCCCGCACAGCTCGCGCAGCGTCGTGAGCTGGTCCGCCGGCTTCTGCCGAGTGAAAGCGAGCGGGTCGAAACTGATCTTCCCGAGCATCGTGTCGAGCATCGCCTGCGGGCTGGAGAACTTCACGCCCTCCGCCGTGGTGACAGTCAGCGTGCCGCCTCCGGCCTGAGTGAAGGTGCGCGTGACGATGATCTCGCCAAGGTCGAGCACCACCTTTCCCTTCGCCGCATCGCCATGCACGGGGCGCGTGGTGTTTTTCCCAGTGGCGCCGCCGAGACCTTCGAGGGCGAGCGTGATGGCATCGAGCACGGAGCTTTTCCCTTGGGCGTTGTCGCCGCCGATGACGACGGTGGACCCGTCCGGCGTGATCTGCACGGCGGACAGGCGTTTTACGTTCTCGATCTCAAGTGAGACGATGTGGAGCGGGGTGTTGTTTGGTGTGGTCATGTTGTTGGTTCAGTTGTTGGTTCAGTTGTTGGTTCTGCGGAATCTTTCGCCTGCGCGTCGAGGTAATCGTCGCCGAGCTTCGTGGTGATCCAGTTGGATGAACCGGAATCCTTCACGATGTAACCGTCGTCCTTGAGACGGTAAAAATACTTCTTCGCCGTGTCCTCCTTCAGCGGGTTGCCGAGACCGTCGAACATCGTCGCCACCGCCTTCCGCGTCGCGTCGTACATCCGCACGGCACGCGGAACCTCGGTGTAACAGAGTCGCAGCAGTTCGAGCGCGGGCAAAAGCCGGTCGTTCTTCCGAAGGTTGCGCCCGCTTTCCCATCGGTCGCCGCCCTTCTCCTTCTCCCCCTTCTTCCCCGGCGGCATCTTGAGCGCCGCGGGATCCAGCCCCGAGTCATCACGCGAGAAAAGCGGATACTGCCAGCCGACGACGAAAGGATCGATCGGCTTGTAGTTGCGAAGCGTCGCCTCCACAGTGAAAGCGTTCTCCACTTCGTGCCCGGTCATCGTCAGGATCGCGTCAGGATCGCGGGCGAACACGCCGGAGCCGCCGATGCGGTCAATGCTCTCCTTCGCCGACTGGTTCCCCTTGGAGTAATGCGCGCCGAAGACGATCGCCGCGCCGGTCTCCACGCTCACGCGCTCAAGGTGCGCCATGATCGTGCCCACGTCACCCGCCTTGTTCTCGTCCTTGCCAGCCATGAGCTTGTACACCGGATCGAAGATGATCATGGCGAATGGCTCCAAATCGAGGATGTAGGCGATCAGGTCTTTTGCCAGATCCTCCACTGTCTCGATCGAACCGCGGAGCGAGATGCTTTGGAAATATCCCGGCATCACCGTCGTCTCCCTCGCCTGCGTGATGTCGAACACGCGCGCCTCGAGGAACGGCTGCTGGATCTCGAAGTTGAGGTAGAGCACGCGCCCCTGATTGCAATCGAAGCCCCACCACTTGCCGCCGGTCGCCACAGCAACAGCGAGATCGAGCAGGGAAAACGATTTCCGCCCCTTGCTCGTCCCGCCGATCACCATCTTCGATCCGCGGTGGAGGATGCCCTTGATCACCTCCGGCGGAACCGGCGAACGATTCTCGGGCCGGATGGCGAAAGCCATGTCCCGCATGGGCGGCAGCTTCGTCGTGCGCGCTGGCACAGCTTGGGAGATCGCCTCGAAAAGCTGGATCGCGCCAGCCTCTCGGTCCTTGTTCAGCCAGTCGTTCGGATCCTCGTATTCTTTCGGCGTCGCCACGCGCCTGCACGGCACACTTCCAGCGAGCGACACGATGCTTTTCACCCACTCCTCCGCCGGAATCTTCCCAGCCTCGGTCGGCTGGTCGTTCTGCGGCCACAAAATGAGCGCGCGCCCCTCGGTGATGTAGCGGGCGAGGATCGCCGCGTTGCTGGCACCGCGCGTGATGAAAAACGCAATCGGCGGCCATTCAGCCTCGCCGCGGTGCAGCCCGAGCCGGTCGATCACCGCGAAGGCGTCCCACTGGCTCTCGAACGTGTAGAGTTTCGATGCCTTGGCGATGTCGCCGATGATGAGCGGCCGCGTCCCAGGCGATTGCTCGCCGTGGTAGCGATACTGCCACTTTGGAGGCGGCGGATCGAGTGGGTTGCCCGCCGCGTCCTTCTGTCGGTTGCGAACGTGCGCCGCGATCACCGCGCCGCTCTCGTCATGCACCGGCAGCGCGAGTGCCAGTCCGTGCCGAGTCTCATGCAGGCCGATGAGCCCTTGCGCCACGAGCCAGCCGCCGAACTCCAGCGAAAAGCCGCGTTGCTCGCAGAGTTGCGCCAGTGCCTTGCTGGTCATCGCCTCCACGCACTTCTGCCATTCGTCGGCGTAGCTTGGCAGCGCCGGGAGTGCCACGGGCTTCACCCTCGGCGTCGGACGCGGCGGGGGTGTTGCCGCGCGCGGGCGAGTGGGCGCCGGATGGCTCCCATTGGTTGCCGCGGGTGCCGTCGTGCCGTCCTTCTGCCGCTTCTCAAATTGCCCGCCGAGCCACGACGCGCACTCATCGCCCGCCTTCGCCACCCATCCGTCGCCGCCGTGGTAGCCGTGCCGCATCGCCCACAGATCGAGCAGCGTGCCGGTCTCCCCCGTGCTCCAGTCCTTCCACACGCCCGCTTTCAGTCCGGACGTGCAGATCGAAAGCGACGATCCCGGCGATCCGCTCACGTCGCCGATCTGCCATTCCCGCCCAGCCATCTTGCCAGTGGGGAAAAGGAATGTCGCGAGTTCTGCCGCGCGCTCGCGCAGGGATTCTTTGATTTCGTCGAGGTTCATAGCGCGATAAAAAGCTGCGGGAGATCATTGATCAGTCGTTTCTCTTGTTCGTAAAACTCGCGTTCCTTTGCTTTTTCTGATTCAAACGAGTCCAATTCAAGCTGCGCCTTGCGCACGGCAGCGAGACGCCTGAGATTGCTTTCCAACTCAGAAAGAGCCTCCCCATCCTCATAAACCACTTGTTTTATTCTGGCTTGAAATTCCGCCTCCTTCAAGCTACTCACGCGGCTTTCGCGACTCCGTATTCCAAATCTCGGAAACTCCATGATCGCTCTCTTGTAGAGCCTTTCCCCTCGGCTGAAAACGAGCCATTTTTGTTCGTCGTCGTGCGGGTAATAAACCACTCCCCAATTCGTTGAATTGTCGTCGGCTTCTCCTTTCGGAATTTGCCTAAAGACAGCCAGTGTCATCTTCTTTTTATCAACGTGCAGCAATCGGATCGTTACACCGAAGGTTTCAATACTCGCTTTTGATGTGTGGATGTTCATGCTTCGGATTTCTGGCTGCGGTGGATTGCGTGGTTACTCATGCTTTTGGGGTTCTCTCGGTCATCGCGGCACACGCCGCGAATCCCTGCTCGAAGCCCTGCGTCGCCGCCAGCTTCAGTGACAGGAGCACTACGGGCTCCTGAGAATCGAGAAGCGGCAGCGCGCCGCCGTCCCGCAGCACGGCGCACAGCCTCGTTGCCGTTTCGGTCGCGATCTGGTTCGCGACGGCGTGGATCTCGGCCTCGCTCATTTTGCCCCCTTCGGCTTCAGTCCACGAATGTCGAAACCGCCCACCTTCAGCGAATGCCGCGACGGGTTCCGGTCGAGCAGGTTCAGCCGGTGCCGCCAGATCACCAGCGCACTCGGGAATTTCGCCCCTGCCTCCGCGCCGACGAATTGCACGCGACCGCGGATGAATCGGATTTCGTCCGCCGTTCGGAGCACGGTATCCTGCCACGCCTTCGTGTCCGTGCGCGCCGGCACGAGCGCCACGATCACCTTCGCGCCCTTGCGCGACTCGTCCGCGCACTTCCTCATCCAGTCGTTCATCTCGGAATAGGGCGGATTCACGTACACGCTCCGGCCATGCCATGACTGCGCCAGCCCGTCGTCCGCCTCGGTGAAGAACAGATCGCACTTCGCCGTGTGCGCGTAGCAGCACGGGTCCAGCCCGAAGGCAAACTCCTCATCGAGCGCGTCGAACAACCACTGCGGGGTCGCCCAGTCGTCTTTTTTTCCGCCAAAAAGATCGCTCATACCTCGTCCTCCTCGCGCAGCTCGCGGTGCATCGCCATTTCGTCAGCGATGAATTTCGCCGCTTCCTTCACCTTCAAAGGCGGGTTGGCGTTGTGGATGAAATCGAGCAGGTGGTTCATGTGGATCGCGGTCTGTTTCTGGATCGGCTCGTCGTACGAGTATTCCTTGTAGGTTGGCAGGTTCATTTTGTGGTTTTGGAAAATCGTTTGTCGAGCCACGCCTTCGCGCCGGCGAAAGTCTCCGTCTCAGGGTTCGGGTGTTTCAGGTTCTTCAGCAGTCGCACCTGCGCCACCGTCGCGAGTCCCTGCTTCCGGCGGGAAAAGAACACGTCGAGCAGCGCCGATGCGTGCCCGCGGCCCCGGACGCTCCCGGCATCGAAGCCGAAGCGCGTCAGCATTTCCGCCTGCTTTGGCGAGATCGGCGATTCGTGCCACCGCATCGTCGGTTCAAAATCCGCAATGTTCGGCGCGTGCGCGAGCACGGCCCACTCCTCCACGCTGATCACCTTCGTCTTGCGCTTCTCCATGCGCGCCAGCTTCTCGGCGAGTGATTTTTCCCGGTCATGCTCCGCGTCGGCGAGCATGTTCAGAAGATCGAGTTCCTCCTGCTTCGCCGCCACGCGCTCGCTCATGCTGCGCCGGTCCTCGTCTCGTCCGGTCACAAGGTTCGCCGGTCGCACCAGGTTCATGTCCTCGTGGAGCCAAAGCGGATCCAACAACAGCAGGTTGCGCTTCCGCGATCCGTGCGTGCATCGTTCGGTGCATCCCCACGGGCAATAGACTCGCGTGCCGCGCCCCACCATTTGCGAGAAAAGAATCTCCGAGCGCGTCGGTCGCAGGATCATCATCGCCGAGATCGCCGGGTCGTCGTAGCCCTCGGTATTTCCCATCACCGTCACTTTTCCGCCGCGTCGGGTGATGATGTTCTTGGATGTGGTTTTTACGCACCAAACATCCTCCGGTGCGTATGGCTCGTGCGTGATGTTGGACTTCTTGGAAAGGTTCATGCGGTCGGTTTTCACCATCCTGATTCTCCATTGGTCAAGGTGCTTGGGGTTTTGTGACGGAAGGTGTGTCACCGAGCAGCGCCATCCGCGCACCGATCCAATCGCGCACAATAATTCAATCCAGGGCCGCTTCGTGTCATTGGCGACCAGACTTTTCGGAATGCCGTGTTCAGCCTGACCATGATGCCCGTCGCCCATCCAATATCCTCCAACGAGCGCGTCAAATTGCGCCTCATTCAGCCCCCAAAAGAGATCGGTTCCGTTCTTTTGAAGGTATGGCTCTATCGAATAGACGCCAGCGCGAGCCTGCGATCCGCCTCCGGTGCCGCGACAGAGCGACCAAATGATTGCTTTCGGGGATTTCTCTTTGACACGCCTGCATGATGAAAGTCCGAGTCTCGCAATCAGGTCGTCGATCCATTTCACAATGAACGGGTAATTCGGGCTCTGGCAAAGCTTGTATTCCAAACCGCCTCGAATGAGTGCTCTGTTCACGCTTCCGTCAGCGATCCAGAATCCGATCAAGTGACACTCATCCAGCGATAGTTCGTGCGGCTGCTTGCGGCGCATAGACACGCGCGCCGTCTCGCGCTTCTTGGCCTCAACAAAAGACGCATCGTATTCGAGGCTATTATTTTTCCGCAGGTTGTATGCGTTTACGATAATCCTGCGCTTCGATACTTCACGCTCGGGATCGTCAATTCGTATGTCGAACGGAGCAGCCACACCACATGACGGAAGGCTGTGTCCGTCGCGAAGATGATCCGCTGATACCTTTTTCCATTTGTAATCACCCTCCCCGCATCCAACTATCATTCGGTGCGTGTTTGTAACCCTGATGTCGTTCCTTAGCGACTTCACCGAAACCATGTGCTCGCCTTCCGAGAGCGGGCGCTTTACAATTTCCTCCGGTCGCGCAAAAAAAACAGTCCCATCGAAGCTCCAGTTTGCAACCAAGTCATCGGTCGAGATCGTCGAATGGTTCACCCATCCGCGGGCGGTCAATATCTCGGTCTGCATGTCGAGACAGAGCAACATCGAGTTCGCGAGGATCTGAAAGTCCGTGCCGTGCGCGGAAAGGATGTCTGCCCGTTCCTCGCTCACGCCGCTCACGCCCGCGGCCTTCAGTCCCGCCGCATTGCACAGCGCGACGAACCGCTCCACCGTCTTGATGAGCGGCAGAAAAACAAGCGTCTTACGGTCGCCAATCTCCGCGCCGAGCCGCGCAACGATGCTCTCAAGGTAAGGATCGAGGGCGTGATCCACCTGCTCCTGATCGTAGTCGCCGTTCTTGACCGCAAACGAGATCGGTTCCGCGCCCCCGCCGATGAGCGGGAAGCTCTTGACGCTGATCGGCGAGAGATAGCCCGCGCGGATCAACTCAATCAGCCCGACCTCGAAAGCGATCGTCTCGAAGAAATTCCCGAGCGCCTTCTTGCCCTTCGTTCCCGGCGTTGCAGTCACGCCCAAGACCTTCGCGCCGCCGCCGAGGAAATACTGGAGCGCCGGCTGGTAGCTGTCCGCCAGTGCGTGATGGCATTCATCCACGATGATCCGCGTGAAATGGTTCGCCGGGAACCGCTCGAACCGCCGACAGAGCGTCTGGATGCTCGCGACCACCACGCGGGCATCGAGGCTTGCGCGCGCATCCGCGCGCTCCAGTTCGGATTCGATGCCTGCGGATAAAAATAGCTTCGCCTGCGCTTGTGATAAAAGTTCTTCTCGGTGCGCGATCACGAGGGTCTTCCCTGAATTGCGCGCCGCGATCGCCGAGAATATAATCGTCTTACCGGCCCCGGTTGCGGCTACGCCAAGAACGCGGTCGTATTCCTGAAATGCCTCATCTACCGACTCGATGGCTTTTTGTTGGTATTGCCTTAACCGCATGACGCCTCCAAATAATCCGCGGCAGCGCGTAGAGCACTGGCGTTATCGCTAAAGTTTCCGAGTCCGGTGTTGCATTTATTACAAAGCAGCCCACGCACCTTGTTTTTGACGTGGCAGTGATCTACCGACCAACCTAATTTTGTCGGCGTGTCTGTTTTGCAAATGGCGCAGAGCCCGCCTTGCGACGTGAGAATTTGCTTCCACCCCGCTTCCGTCAGCGAATACTGCCGAAGGATGCGCCTGTGTCTGGTTCTTGCTTTATTTGCGTCTCCCCATTCCTTGGATCTGGTTTTTGCCAACTCTTTATTCTTCGCGTACCACGCCTTGAATTGCGCTTTCCTCTTTTCCTTATTAGCAAGCCTGATCGCCTTGCATTTTTCAGGGTTCTTCGCTCTCCATAATTTCGACAATTCACGGGATCGCCCTCTGTTTGCTTTACCATATTCCCGAGCGCGCTCGTTGTGTTTTTGTCGATTTTTAGCGTGATAAGCGCGGTTATACGCTTGCCTTTTGATCTTCTTTTCAGCAATCTCTACGCTCTCGACGGAGGCGGATTGGTAAGGGCGGGCGATCATTACCAAATCCCCCGAATGGATTTCAGCTTCCGCCTCACGTCACAAGGCCGGTCGTCCGCGTAAAACACAGCCTCGCGCACTCGGCACTCATCGCGAATGACGACGTGCCGCTCCACGATGCGGCGTGACTGCATCGGCGCTGCGTCCATCTTAGCCTGCTCCGCGCGCACGCGGTTCCAGCGGATGTTCACGCGCTGCCTTGCTCGCTCGGATGCCTGTTTGATTTTTCGGTGCGTCCAACTCATGCTCTCTGTTCGTGTATCGGTTGCGGTCGTGTAATTACTGGTTCTGAGCTTTGGCGCGGGTTGAATCGTGCTTGGCCCGCTCATGTGGCACGCCACCGCCTACGCCCGCCCGTGCCACATCAGCTACCGCGCCTCCGAGTTCGATTGCGGCGAGGCTTCGCAGGATTTCGAGCGCGACTTGCGGGACGATGGCGTTTCCAAGCCCGTGCAGTCTGTCCACCCGACCGGGTATCCCATGAGCCACTCGATCCATTCCGGGTTCAGGCGTCCACTCGCACCAGGGGCGTTCTCCGCCCACTCGTCCAGATTCCCCTTGTATTGAGGCGTCCCCGGAATCCGCGCCTTCACCGCCCCCTTCGCGTTGCTCGCGCTTGGCGTGGGTATCAGGCTCGCCATTGCCGTGAGGTTGTTCTGTCTCCCCTCCCGCCAGCGGCGAGTCGCCTTGGCCGCATCCTGCACTGTTGGAGTGGCCCACAATCCAAACTCGATCTCGTCGGTG